ATCCGGAACCTTAATCTCCAGTTTATCAGCCGAACTACTGATCATTTTCCTCCTCAGCAATGTCTCCTTCAGACTGGGGAAAATACTTCCACATGCACTCTTTATCTCGTCCCATACATGCTCGTTAAGACTTTTAGTGCTCAAGGTAAATTTAGACGTTAATAACTCGTCCTTCAGAACAGAGAGTTTGGTGATTAGGAAGAAAGTCATTGACAGACTTTGTATCAAGGACTTATCCACGTCCCATTCTGACCTCGCTGTGACACCATTAATGATTACCCTCGATCTAATTGATTCGACGAAGGATAACACATTATTGTATGTCAGTGCTTTGGCCTGATAGGTTCTGATGTGATTAAGAACTGTGAAAACGAAGTCCTTATTGACTAGAACTTCCTTCCGAGTCCTTCTTTGAGTTTCCAAAGAAACGTCAAAGAGAGGGACTATCACCATATCTCTCATCTTAGGGAACCAGTAATTAACACTAGACTTATCCTCAAGCACTATTCTTTCAGTGTTGAGCATTGCGAGCGTTTTCTTGTAGTGCCATGCATCTTCCATTGCTGCATAAAATTCATTTTGGTCGCAGCCTCTATGGTAAACTCCCCTGTATAAAGTATAAGTATCTAGTTTAGTGAATTTGCAAAACCAAGTATTTACCCTAGTTACTAGAAATTCCTTCATATATACATATCTACTAGACGCTGGGAAATAAGTTTTACAAACATATTTAAGAAGATTACTATAACTATGACTATAGTTTAAGGTGCTCTCATTCGAAAAACAAAAATCTAATCTATCACCATCGCGAGAAAAAATCCCGCCAATTGCGGGTAGCTCCACGGTGCTTGCCTCAAGAAGAAGTTCCTCGGCAAAGTGAAAAGCAGCATAGAGAGTATGCACATCCTTCCGCAGTAACGCGGCACCAAGCTCATCAGCTGGGATATCATAAAGACTGTGTAGTGCTATTGCATAAACTCTATTACCGGAGTGATACCGGTTGCTTGTGCAGCACTGGAAAGTGTCTGAACAAACAACCTCATCAGACCTTTCGGCGTACCTCTGGAAAGCGTCCTGCTGAAAAGCAGGTATAACTTTATTCCTGGCCTTTAGTCTGGAAATGTACGTTGCAACTGAATCCTTCTGATTTTCATGTCTCATTATATCTCTGAGATCCAGATTGGGCATGCAACAGTGTACATAATCTCTTCCTTTGAACAAATGGGCTGCAAAATTTCCCCCTATATCATAAGTCAATGAACCATAGGGAATTTGCATCATCAGATATTCCAATTCTAATGTACGCAGACCGGCGGCAAGAGAATGAACCGCCAGTTGTGTATTATAAAATGTTATTTGGAATTCCGGATAGGCCTGTGAAACTACCAATGTTTGTTCTTCATTGATAGTTTTCGAGAAGTTTACTTTTGGCCTCCTATCTTTGGCGTTAAACTCTTCGACAGCGGTGTCGTAAAGTTTACGCTTGGCTAGATCATTGACAAGAGAGTTTTGTCCCCTTATCGTGTCTAGCAACGCACCTTGCATGGATTGTTGTAAATGTGCCATTGTAATTGTAAGTTGTAAATGTTTGTTGTTGTTGTAAAATTGTTG